GCTTCTGCTCCTCCTGCTGCTTCAGCCAATCCTCCTGCCGCTTCAGCACCTTTTGCTAAGTTTCCTGCTTCTCCTATTCCTTCCGCTATTCCTTTTCCTTTACCGAATAACTTATTAATAGTTTTATCTTTTATAACATTTTTGATATATCCTTTTTTATCCGCTGCATCTAAAAATCCACCAACATGTTCTCCTATAGTCTTATCACCTAAAGATGTTTCTCCTAAAGATGATTTGTTTACAAGATTTTTGATGTATCCTTTCTTATCAGGAGAATCTATAAATCCGCCAACATGTTCTCCTAAAGTTTTCTTTCTACCTATTTTTCTATCTTCTTTATATTTGTTGTGTTGTTCTTTATATATCAACTCTAGAATTTCTGTGTTTTTATCTAGAGCATCCGTAATTCTATCGGTATTTGCTGTAGCAGTTAAAGGTGCTTCTGTTCCTCCACCTAAAGCATCAAAATCTCCAGGATTGATTCTTGTTTTCCCCATGCCTGATAATGGATTGGCATGAATAGATTGTCCTGCTTTGACTTTTATAAGAGACGGACCTCTTGTTTTAAAAGCTTGATTTCCTACATTTACAGATTCTCTTCCACCAGGATTATCCCCAACCATAACTGTAGATGATCGTAAAGCTTTATATGATCCACCACCACCAAATTTACTTTTGATATCTTTGTATATTCTAGATTTTTTTGAATCTCTATCTAATTTTTCTAGAGATTCTTTTAGTCTATGTTGTTTGTCTCTAAAATTTTCTGCTTTTGCTGCTGCTCTTGCTAGAAATAGTTCGCCTGGAACTCTTGCTATAGTTCCAATCTTTTCATGTTTAAAGAAGTGACCGAGAAAACTTCCTGCTTCGGTCATTGCTGCTCCTGCTCCAGCAGCTAATAATCCTTTACCAAGTGTTCCTTTTTTCTGCCAAGCAGTTTTGATTACACTTTTTGTTTCTTCGACTATTGACTGAGCAATATTTTTGTGGTTGTTCTTTTTAAAAGTTATATAGCTTGCTACTAATTTTTCAACTTTACTAAATATCTCAGAGGTTTTACTTCTTATCTTTTTTTCAGCATCAACATCAGACAATCTATGAATGATCTCATAGATTCTTGTTGATGAATTCATTTTCATTTTCTTAAGTTTGTCTAGAACTTCAAGATCGTTAGCTACATTATAAGAATCTACATCTGAAGTTATAGATTTGTAAGTTTCAAAATACAAAGTAATGTACTGTATGATGAAATCTAAAGTTTCGTCATCACCATTACGAGTCTTGTTAGATTTTTTCTTACTTGTGCCGGTTGTAGTTTTCGGTTTTTTGTTATAGAACTTTCCTACAAAACTCTTTAATAATTTCTCATATACTTCTACTCTATATGTAACATCATTAGATTCAGTTATAATCTTATTCTGTGTCTCGTTGAACAGAGTATACTTGCTTGACTTACCAGAAAGTTTGTTACCACCTTCATCATGCAGTCCTAATGTACTTTTGAGTATGTCTAATCCAGATGCCATTTATTTTTCCTATGTAGTTTTATATTATTTATATCCTTGACATTTTGTGTGAATTATGATATGATATTTCATAAAGGAGATTACCATGCGAGAAACTTTTGAAGAAAAGATTCTAAGGAAAGAATTAGGATATACTTTGAAAGAAGTAAAAGAACTGAAAGAGTTGAGATATACTCCAGAAGAAATACAAGAGTATATGAAAATAAACAAAAAGGAATGTAAGCAACCTAAAGTATATGCTAACAAAAAAGCAGTTGTGAAACCAGTACCTAAAAAAGGTTTCATGGGTGCTGTTCAGTACAATGATTTGACAGACGAAGAAAAGGGCAGCATGATATTTGACTGTACTTTCTTTCCGTTTATAATTGGAGTACCATTGATTATGTTTTTGGTCTTTGGAAAGTGGGGAGTTATATGTTTAGCTGTACTGACTTGCTCTGCATTAATCGGTACGTTAGAAGCAGTTCCTGTGATACTTGCAATGTTTATTGGTATTCTTTTCTTACAAAGAAAATAAAGAGGACCATTGCTGATCCTCTCCGTTATGTGTTAAGTTTATCTTTCAATTTTTTAACAGTAAGTCCATAATAGATATCTAACTCATATGGATACATATTATCTATTTCTACCAATGACCAACCCATTTCGTCTTTCATAAAGAAGGACATTTTAAAGTAATCGATCAGGGTTAGATCGAATACTAAAAAGCCAAAAAATGGTATAGATCACCAAACCTTACAGGATTTTCTGTTCCGCATTTTCCACAAATAAGAGTTTTCTCAAGATAAATTTCTGCTTGTGCTTGATCAACCCCATCAGTCAAGATATCTAAAAAGCTTTTACCTTCCTCATTTTCTAAGGAGGGCAGAGCATCTACAAAATCTATCAGTTCTTCTTCTGTAAACTTATCGAATACTTCTCCTTTGTAAGCAATCGAATCAATGGAGTTTATCGTATAGTAAAAATTGAATTCAGAAGACTTCTCATACTTTTTCAGAAGAGCATCATACACAACATATGGAACTTCTTTAATACTGAATGATAAATCCTGGCTCAATTGAATAGGATTACTGTCAAACTTTTTGCTTTTTACATCTGTTGTCAGATTTATAGAATCGAATAGTTCAAACTTATCCTTTGAACATTTTAGTTTGTATTCTATGAGCGATCCTTTAGATATCTTACGAAGTTCTATCAAACAGTTAATGTAATCTGTATTAGACAAAGTATCAAATTTGTTTGGATCGTCTACACATTTCTTAATGAATTTTATGATCTCTCGTTTTCCATCTTCAGTATCTTGTATTCCTTCTGTTGCAAACAACAATTCTCTTTCTTCTTTAGTTCTCCATTGTTTCAGACCAATCTTTTTTCCAGACAGAAGTTCTTTTTGCATAAAGCTAGTTGTTTCGTTAATTATTGGTAATGACATATTTGTTTCTCCTCTTAGTTTTTTATTATTTATATAAATAAGTAGGAGTAAGTTTGAATGCTAGTAACATTTAAACAACAGTAGGAGCAAATTACTGCTGTCCTCCCATATCTATTTATAAGGAGCAAAATCTATGTATCATTTAGTTTATCTTACTCGAAACTTAATCAACAACAAAATTTATGTAGGTGCTCATTCGACAAATAATTTAGATGATGGATATTTAGGATCAGGACAAAATCTTAAAAGAGCTATCAAAAAATATGGTAAAGAAAATTTTGAACGAATAATATTACATTATTGTTATAATAAAGAACAAACATATGAAGTTGAAGCACAAATAATAGATATTTCTTTTGTTATACGAAAAGATACTTATAATCTTTGTGTTGGTGGTTGTGGAGGAGATGTTCATACAAATGAAACTAAATTAAAAATGTCCAATATTAAAAAAGGAAAATCTTTACCTCTAACTACCAGAATAAAGATGTCAAAAAGCGGAAAAGGTAGAATTTTTTCAAAAGAACATAAAATAAAAATCTCAATTGGACAAAAAGGACATGCTAATTTTGAAGGAAAATTTCATACTGAAGATACTAAAAGAAAAATGTCAGAAAGTGCAAAAGGAAAATTCAAATCTGAAGATACTAAAAAGAAAATGTCAGAAAGTCATAAAGGAAGAACAGCATGGAATAAAGGAATTCCTTGTTCAGAAGAAACAAAAAATAAAATTTCAAAAAGTAAAATTAAGATGCATTAGCTTCAATAGAGTGAGAAATATACTTAAATTTTATAGTTGTCAGTGCTGCTCCTCCATCATCACCCTCTACATCAAACTCAATAGAATCTACACTTACCGGGATCAAGTCTCTAAAAATATCATATCGAGTAATGTTTCCGTCTTTATTTAGCGGATATAATTTGAATGATGCTGAAGAAATATCATTGTAATATTGTCTCACATATGATTGAGCATTCAAAATACTGTTCATCCATTGAAAAAAGAAGTTCTTAATAGTCAAATTGCTGGATTCAAGATACGAAACAGAAAGATCATCGTATCGATAGTTCTTAACATAATATCTAGGAATCATATCTACTTCTCTATGTTCAACATCAAATGCCAATGCAGGACAAGTAGCTTTGAAAATTTGCCATGTAAGAAAATCCTGGTCGAATCCTGTCTTTGGAGTTTTTGTTATATCTAATATTCCTATGAATCTATTCAATCGTAGAAGACCATTTGGAAACTTATCTCCATTGATCAGACTGTTTGCATAAAATTCATCTATTTTCATATAGTTAGTAGGCATTATGTTATATCCATAACTTTATATGTGCTAAACTTAAACGTAACAGGAAATTCTGATATCTGTGCATCTGATTCTTGAGACAGTTGTAATTCGCCCAATGAGGTAGGCCAACAAAATCCAAACTCTATTCCAAAAATAATATTGAACTTGTTATCTAATTGTAATATTCTAGTAACAAATTTTCCAAAATTACTGGATGTCGGAAAAGTATTTTCGTCTGTGTTATAAACTAACTGGAACAACCAATTATGAAGCATTTTTTTCTGTGTATAATTATCATCACAGACAAAAACCATTTGTATATCTCCATAATTCTGTGTAGCAGGAAGATATAGTCTCTGTCCCATTCTCTTAATTTCTTTTGTACCTATGTTAAAGTCAGGCATGTTTACAGATTTTGCTAATAGTTCTAATTTCAAAAACTCAGGAACAACTGTTGCTTTGTCAAATATGAATTCGACTTTATACAGATTTGTTCTAGCAAAATCGTTGAATGTAGCTTTTAGATAATCTACATGAAAGATCAGAGATGAATCAGTATATTTATTTGCTGGTATAGAAGGTGTTGTCATATTAGTTTGTCCAATAACTATAACCAAACGTTACTTGAAATGTAGCAATGGTATCAGGAGTTTCTTGATTAAGTTCTGTCTGATCAACATGTTTAGGATAACAATATTTGAAGATATATGTTTGTATAATATTACCTTGCAAATCTAGTTGATTTACATCTATATGGCATTCATCGTATAGGTCTTTCAGAAATCCTTTTTTAGCATCGTTTCTATTATTAACTAACTGCGCCCAATCTTCGAATAGTTGTCTGACTTCCCAATCTTCATCATAAAGGAAATTGATAACCAAGTCTTGAATGATTTCTGCTGCTGGCATTTTATAAGTCATTCCATAATATTTCAATTCTATTTCATTGAAAGCTCTGTCTGGAATGGTTGCACTGGTAGCATAAAATTTCAAATCTTCTGTAGATATTTCTTCTGTTAAACTTGAAGGAGGAAATACATTTACCAAAAATCTATTTGGTCTTACGATACTTTTAAGATTGTGCCTAAAAGAGTCTATTGTAGTTAGTCCTGCCATTTTATTTCCTTATTTTGGATCAATAGAGATTGTGTTGTGTATTAGAACTAGACATTTTTCTAATATAAAAGAAACATCATCATAAGTTATAATACGTCCTGTTAACATTGTTTTGTTTGTCAGAAAAACTTTTACTTCTGTTTTATTTTGAACACAGTTTTGTAAAAAATTTGTTATACACATAATTCATTCTCCTTACGGGTTTTTTATTATTTATATAAATAAAACAGGAGTAAGTTTGGTTGGTTCGAAGCAACCAAACAACAGTGGAGCTATCTACTGCTGTCCTCCTCATATCTATTTATAAGGAGCTATATTATGCATCATATCGTATATCAAACTACTAATCTTATCAACAACAAAATCTATATTGGAAAACATTCAACCGAAAATATTGATGATGGATATCTTGGTAGAGGAATAGCTTTAACCAAAGCTATCAAAAAATATGGCAGAGAAAATTTTAAACGAACTATACTTCATTTTTGTTCATCTTCTGAAAAAGCTTATATAATAGAATCTGTTTTAGTTGATGTTACATTTGTAAAACGTGAAGATACATACAATCTTGTTATAGGAGGACATGCTGGAGGTATAGGTTTAGGAAGACCTTGTTCTGAATATACTAGACAAAAAATATCTGATTCAGAACAAGGTAAAACTGTTTCAAAAGAAACATGTAAGAAAATATCTTTATCTAAGAAAGGTAGACCAATTAAACGAGGAAGAACATTGTCGAAAGATCATAAACAAAAACTTTCAGAAAAGAAAAAAGGAACTCATCTTTCTGAAGAACACAAAAGACATATTTCTGAAAGTTTAAAACTTAAAAATATCTCTTGACTTTTCTGGTTGAATATGATATCTTTGTCTATAGATAAATCAATCCAAA